CTCCAACATCTTTTTTGATTGTTACAGTTTGAGCTGTGCTAGCCTTATTATAAACTTGAATTGATTTTATTCCGCGCTGAGTGCTTGCAGCGGGAGCAGCAACTATAGTTGTAGTTGTGGCTGTAGTAACATTTCCCTGATTGTCTCCGGGAGTAAAACTTGTTGTCGTAGCATCAACCCAAGATACTGCCCAATCTATTGAACCTGTTGAATCTGTTGCTAATTCTAAACTTTTTGTTGTCGCATCTAATGTAATTGCCATATTAGAAACCTCCAAATCCTACTATTGTCATTGCTGCTGCTTGTGATATTCCAGTGCTTGTATTTGTAGTTGGAACCCAAGCATTAACTGTTGTATTATAGCTTAAAACTTGATTGTTCGATGGTGCAACTGATGAAACATCATAACCTTGGAGTTTATTAGCGTTTAATGCTGTTGTGGCACTAGTAGCATTTAAAGCTAATGTAGCACTTGTAGCGTTTAATGCTGTTGTGGCACTAGTAGCATTTAAAGCTAATGTAGCACTTGTAGCGTTTAATGCTAATGTAGCACTTGTAGCATTTAGTGCTGTTGTGGCACTTGTAGCATTTAGTGCTAGTGTAGACGATCCAGCCAAACTAGCATATCCAGCAGAAGCCCAAACTATTGTTGAAGAGGGAAGATTCAAATAGTTTGTAGCGGATACGGAGCCAAAATAACCATGCCCAGAAATGCTAACACTTTGAACATTGGTGAATGTACTCGTAGCTGTGCTGTAACTAATCAAATCACCATTTATAAGACTTGAAGCTAAATTAAAACCTACAATATCATTAATGTGAATCGGGTTTGCAACATCTATTAGGATTGAACCATTTTGAGATTGTGTTCTAGTTACTATTCCTAAGAATTCTGACTCATATGGCGGAGTTGGTTTTACATTAGTAAATCCACCGCTAGAACCCAAGTATAACTGATCTCCTTCGGCATACGCGGCAGTATTAAATTTGTAGAGAGTTCCTTTGGTTAAGATATGACCAAATTCACCTGTTGGAATATCATGTTCTACAACACCAATACATCTGCTTAAAGCTCCGGTTGGAGCAGCGGGGATATGATTATTTGCAGCGGAAGTAGCTGCTACTAAAACATTGTTTCCTGTTGCACCAACAACTTTTACAGGTGTTCCTTTGGTTAGTGTTGCCCCCGTGCTGTTCTTGGCTACGAATACAACACCATAAGCTCTGTCATAATCCAAAGAATACCAGTTAGTGCCATTTGAAACTACAGTGATAGATTCAGTTGGATCATATAGTAAAACTGTATTCGTAGCAGTTTGCAGTGTTGTACCAGATACTGTAACTGCTCTATAAGATCCGCCATTATCAATCTTAGATATTGTTATTTGTTTGTGTGTCCAAGCGGATGCATCTGGTAGATAAAGTGTTACACCTGTAGTTGTAGTATCCACCAAGTACAGATTATAATCTCCACCCATAGTCAATGATGTAGTTGCAGCACTGTTAACGGATGATACATGAGGTCTTACATTTAAGTAATTAGTCGCTGATACTGTAGATGTAAATAAAGTTCCTGTTACACTAAACCCAGAGGGTGCTAGTATCGCATACAACGCTGATGTCGCGCTTGTAGATTGATAAGATGTAGTAGCTGACCCCGCTAGTGCAGCATATCCGGCGGAAGCCCAAACTATCGTGGATGATGGAAGATTTAAGTAATTAGTCGCTGATACTGTTGCAGCGGAAACCGATCCAGTAACACTCATGTTTGAGTTTACTGTTACTTGGTTTTGGAAATACGATTTTCCTTGTACATAAAGTCTGGAATCTGTTGGAGCAGAATAAACTCCAGATGCTATCTCTATAGTATTTTTTATTACGGCACTATCTGCATACAAATTAGTTCCGGATAGTGTTGGTGATTTTAATGTTCCAGTTACATCGAATCCTGCTGGAGCTTGTCTTGCATTTAAAGCAGAAGTAGCACTAGTAGCAAAGTAACTCGTTGTGGCACTTGTAGCTTGATATGCAGAAGTTGCCGAACCAGCGAGCGTAGCATAATCAGCAGTACCTCCTCCTCCCCCACCACCACTGATACTTGAAAATATGATTCTTCCTGTTGGATAAGTACCACTAAACATCAAGACTTGACCACTTGTTGGGTCAAGTACACTAGACAATGAGATGTCTCTTAATTTTGCTGCATTGAATACTGAATCGTTTATATTATATTGACTTGACGCTTCTCCTACTATACCATTATTTCCCCAAGTAACTAAATCCCCGGGAGTGTAAGAACTCAGTGCTTCTACAGTTTGTATCACATTTTGAGTATTCAAATACCCAGTATCATTCAATATTGAAGATACAGATCTAGATCTCCAAGTATTTAATGTTCCGTCCCAAGTAATAACTGCACTCGGAGATATGAAACCGGGGAAAGCTACAGATCTGCTATCTATTTTACTAGCATTCCATGCCGCATCAGATCGAGAGTATCCTGAATCAACTATTCCTGTAGTTGCAGAATCCCATTCTAAAATTCTACCGTCAACAGTTGGAACAGTAATTTTAAATCCAGTGTCTTCTATATACCCAGTAGATCCCCACTTAACGATATTTCCAGAAACACCAGTTCCACTTACTCCGCCACCTGCGCCACCAGTGCTAGGAAATACTATTGTTGATGGACACCATGCGTTTGCAACTTGACTAAAAACAAGTGCTTGTCCAGCAGAAACATCCGATGCAGCAGTGCATATAGGAATTCCAAGCAAGTAAGCAGCATCAGAGTTAGAAGTTCCTACTGGGGATGGAACCCAAGCAGTGCCATTCCATTTTAAAATATAATTTAAAGTGGGACTAGTTGTTGCTACTGCATATCCTTGAAGTGAACTAGCATTCCATTTCGCCGTCGAATTTGGAATGTTTAAAATATACTCAGGAAGTAAATCTCCTGCTCCGGGTTCTCTAAGTCCAGATACTTGTCCCGCAGGATCATAACCTAAGCCAACCGGAATAAAATCTGTCATACTTAACTACCTAAATTTGCTCCATAAGACAATAGTGAACTATCGGGAGATAGTACTCCATATGAAACCATAAACACTCTGTTAGCCGTTCCAGAAATTCTATTTACCGTACAACCAGTAACCTTATCTCCATTCAACATCAATATGGTTGGTTTTTGCCCAGTAACCTTAACTGCCAAAGTTCCAGACACTGAACTATTGGAGATAGGGGCTGTTCCTGCTACGGCATCTGCACCTACATAATTACCAGCAGTCAATCCTAGAAGAGGTAATGCAGTCCCTGATAAATAGAATCCATCTTGTGTTCCAAGAATACTATTTATTATGGATATTGTGTTATCACTATTTAAGGATGTTCTAATTGGATCACCAATAGAATCAATAAATCCAAAATTACTAAATATGTCAGTAGCGTCTGTGTAAGTTTTTCCAACAAATATATCTTCAACAGGGCTACCAACGGCAGCACCACCCGCAATCACATCAAAATAAAGATTTTTCCCAGCAGGGAATGTCACTGGGTAAATGTTTGATTTGATTGTCGCTACTGCGCCAGATCCAGCCCACCCAACGCCAATAACTCCGGATAAAAATACATCAAAAGATTCGCTCGTGCTTTCTGTTCCACCAGCAGAAAAAAGTTTTATATAATTACAAGGTAGCACTACTCCTTTGTTATCAGTAAAAGAAATAGTTACTGGAGTAGTGCCAAATGCATCTATTACCTTGGAATAAGTTTTTACAGAATACATCAACCACCCTTGTTTCGTCCAAATCCTGATATTCCATTTCTTGATACACTTACTCCGTAAGTTACACTAACTGGAGTATTGGCCGCTAAGTTTGGACCACCGGAAACTGTTACCGCTCCACACATGTTAGGTAACATTAATTCGACTGGATTTAAAACTGATCCAATCATCCCAAGCGTTCCGGAAGCTCCGTTACCCGGAGGAACTCTTGGATTTGTAGATAAACCAGAAGGTTCTACTACGATGTAACCAGTTGCAGATGTTGCAGCTATCATCGCAACTTGTACATAGTTGCACATCAAAGCACTTCCTGCTGAATCTAGGAAAGTTATTGAAGATGCCGTAGCGGGAGATAAATTGAAAACTTTACAGAACGGCTTTATTGAAAATGTACTTTGATTTATCATATCACTTCATCCTCTTTAGTTTATCTTCCTTCTTTTCAGCTTTCTTTTGTTTGACACGAACACCCTCTTCTTCTGCCTCAGCCTCATTTTCAATTTCATGGGCTTTTTCATGCTTGGCTTCAATTGCATCTTCTTCCGCATCTAGCTCGGCTTGTTCAGCATCAATTTCGTCTTCGTCTTCCATACCCTCTTCTTCTGGCATCTCTTCTTCGCCCATTTCTTCTTCAGGCATTTCTTCTTCCATACCATCTTCATCATCTAAATCAGCACCAAGACCTTCATCGCCTGAAATTTCTGATTTTAAGTTAGCTAGTAGTGTTTCTAGTTCACTCATTTTAGCCATCAAATCTTCGTCAGACATCGCAGCAGGGGGTACTTCTTCCTCTTGCCCCATACCTCCCATTTCTTCTGCTTCTTCTTGTCCCATGCCCTCCGGTGGAACCGATACATCATCATCGTCCATACCTGATGGCTGTGGTTGTGCAGCGGGTAATACTGTCGGGTTTGCCTCAGGAGATTTCATTTTAGCTAGAGCTTGCATTGGTGATTTTTCGACCTGATCCATGCCCTGTGCCGCTGTTGGTGATGTTGATCCGGGGGATATACTCTTCAATATATCTGCAACGATCTTTAACTTTTCATTAGCTAAGAATTGCTCTAGACTCTCATTGATTAACATATCTTCGTAACCAGCAGATTGGAATACTTCCTGTATTACATCATTAACATCTAAAGCCTCTACACCATTCTTAGATTTGAGCATTTCTGAGACTTTGCTCAATACATCTCTTTGAACACTTCCTTTTGGTGATATTTTGGTAAGAGTTTCAAATATTACTACTTGAGTATTCAACAAACTACGGAAGCTAGCGGGTTCTTTTAAGTTTTGAACATTTATGCCGTACCGTTCGTTTAGGTGCTTGATAAGGGCTGTTCTTGCTGGCTTTTTAGTTTCGAATATGTATGATGCAAATTCTTGTATGTCATTTATGCCAACATTCTTTATTCCGTTGAGGTTCAAAGAATTCTTAAATGTTTCGGTAAGTTGTTTCTTGCTTGCGAGGGCAAGATAAGGAACTTCTTTGATGGCTTCGCTTAAAGCCCTGCCTACTGTTGACTCATCTGAATAAATTAAACCAGCGAGAGCTTGAACTTTTTGATTAGATGCCCAAACGGTGTCAAAATTAGCTTTGTGCTCTAATAGTTCTTTCTTAACTAACTCTTGCTTGCATATCATTTCGTAAACTGATTTTTCACTGTCTTCGTTTACAGTAAAGGTTCCTGTTTCTTCTAGAGTTTCATAATCCAACTTAGGAACATTGAATGCTTCTGAAACTGTCTGGGACAAGCGAACTGCATTCTTTATGTCGGCAATTTTTGAAATCTTTTCACGATGGATATTTAAATAATTAACAAGCTCAGGAGCAATCTCTAGGAACTGTTGGAATTCTTCGCTTTCCGTTATTTTGTTTGAGTCATTGAATCTAGCAGACTTCTCAGCTAATTTCTGCTGAACGCCTTTGAACTTTAATCTTGATTCCCAAAGATAAAGCACATCGTCGAATGTTGATCGAGCTTGTTTGTGATTATCTTCGTAAATATTCTTAACAAAGGATGAAATCTTTGTATCAACCATTGTATCGAATTTGTTGTTGTCTGAGAAAACCTCTGCGTCCTCAACAACTATGTTATCTAAAGCAATTTGGTCATCGAGGGTGTAGTTACCAACGATGACCTTATTTGATTCAGATACATAACATACACTTCTATTTTCAGTATCTATTTTGAATATAGATACATTTTCCCGTAGAGATCGACCTAAATAATCTCCAAGTTTTATCAAATCAGAAACAGTTCTATTACGATTGTCAAATAATCCATCAAACATAAAGTTAAGCTCCTAAGATATTATAATCTATCAATTTATATATAGCTTACTATTTAGGTAAGTTTTTTAGTTTTGTATTATATTTTTTAATTATTCTGTCAAAAACTAAGGCTTTCCCTATATCTTCTTCATTTATTTTTTCTTTTTTGAGGTGTTTAAGTAAATCTAATGCTTCTTGCGGAAGGGCTGTAGGTGGCATGTTTTCTGCACTTTCTATGCCATTAGGCGGAAGCGATCCTGTAGGAGGCATAGGGGATGGTGGAGCACCCGCACCCGGGACGGGGGCTTGACCGGGCTGTCCGGGCATCCCACCACCCATGGCCTGCATTTGTTCTTCTTGTTGTTCTTGCATACCTTCTTTAAGTTCTTTAATTTCATTTTCTGTTAAATTAAAGTATTCTTTGTAAAGATACTCATCAGGGAACATCATTAGTCCCTTGACAGCTTGAACAACCCTAATTTTTTGTTCATCGACATCTAACCTACGCTTGGTAAACATATCCGAAGGGTCTGGCAATTTAACTTTGACAGAATTAATTTCGGACTGTGGGTATCCTAAAATAGCCAAATGTCTCTTGGCTATTGTCTCAAGTCCAATCTCTATTTCGTGTTGCACTCGCAAGATAACTCTTGCAAACTTAACATCCAATTGAGCAAGGTTTGCTTTCCGCTCAGGTGATTTATCAAATTCCACAATGTAATCTTTTGGAATCTTTAAACAAGCTAAAACCTTATCTCTAAAGTACTTAACATCATCAACTTCACCTAGGTTTTGTGCTCCGGGCAAAGTTTCAATTCTGGTGTCTCTGTCGCCCCTGTGTGGAACGAAGAAGTCTTCATCCATCGACATTGGGTTAAGTTTTTCGTCGATTGTGCCATTAGCAGTATTAAAATATTTTTCTTTTTTAAACTTCTGCTTTAGCTTTTCTACGAAGGCTTCGGCCTTACCTGTTGGCAAACTACCAACATTGATGTAGAAAATTCTGCGCTCAGGTGCGCGAGATAAACGATAAATAAGCATTGCGTCTTCCATCAATTTTAATGAACGGAACACGCGAATAGCATATGCAGCAATAGACTTGCCGTATGGATAGTACTTGGGGTCAGATGTATGTAATCTGAAGTGAACAATTTGATTTTTATCTAAACCCATGTACTTGCTCTTTTCCATGGCAGTAGATTGGAAACCAAAAGAATTCCAAGATCCTGTATTTTTTTCTGGTATTTCTTGTAAGAAGTCGGTTAAGTATCCGTATTCATTCTCAACCCGAATAATATAATTAGGGTTCAGCATCTTTATTCTTTGAATACCCGCTTTGGGATTGTTTAAATCTATTACTAGTTCTACAAAGCAATCACCATATTTGACTGAGTTTCTGGTTATATCCCAGTAATGCCGATCTAGTTTTATATTTTTAAATAGCCGTTCGATTTCTTTTATTGTTGATTGAGTATTAGCTTCGACTGCCCATCTACGACCTTTATGATCGCGTTGAGTGGCATCGTCAGCGTAAATATCAAATGCTGCACCTACTTCGGGATACTCATCCATGGATTCGAATTGTGAATATCTATTTTTACGATTATTCTCCAATTCAGGAATAAATGGTGAACGAATGATTGTTGGTGTGCCACCCGGATTTTGTCTCACCACATTTGGGTTAATAATGGTGTCGCCACCCATAGGGTGCATTGGCACAGGCTTTATATCTCCGTCAGATTGTTGTGCAACATAAGGTGCTGCTTTGGTAGCGAAATATCTTCCCCACCACTTTCCAAAAATACCTAAAGGATTAAACCACGGTGTTGCTGCTGCTGATGAGTTTGGGTTACCAAACGCAGTTTCGCCCATTTCGTTTATTTGCTTCTGCCTAGGATCCATTTAACTTCCTCAAGGGGTACTCCCTTAAAATATTTCTCAGATGCCCTATCTTTTCTATCAGAAATTGTTAAAGGCTCTGGTGAGTTTGGTTTTAATTTCGTTAACACATTTGGAGATGTGGATATTAGTTTATTAAGACCATGTACAGCTAATTTCAATGCAGATATAAGGTCATCATGATGACCCTTCGCTGCTTCTACTTTTCCATTTTGATTTATTTCAAAAGATAACAATTCTTTAGTCAATCTGTCTGAGTTGATTGTTACCTTTCGATTTCTTACTGCTGCTTCCATATCAGAAAGCAGAATCTCATTGTTTGTCGCGGTTATGTTAATCCCCATTTCATTCCTATCATCAAACCATAAGTTTTCATATTCCTGACGCTCAAACAATTCAGATACTAGGTTTGATCCGATACCGTTGCGTTCAGGAATTATTTTGCATATATTGTAGTAAATCCCCTCTCGCGCAACGATCTCCGCAAACTCATTGATTGGAGTTTTATTTGAATAAAACTCAGCCACCTGCTCTCCATTGTAAGCATTTAGTATTACGAACGAAGAATAATCTAACTCTCGTCCGAGAGCAGTGTCCACGCCCATAATATAATCATAATAAGGCTCAGGTTCTCGCCAGACTCGCATTCGTCCTTGATATTTTGTATCATATTTATGGTTCACATGCTCATGTAAAAATTGCAAAGATTCCCCGTCGATATATGTAGAACCTGTGCCAAGGAATTCTTTCTCGTACTCCTGCCGCCAACGCTTGAGGCCAATGTTCTTCTTAGTAACTTCCTCAAACTTGGATACATCAAACTTCTTGTCCTTCTCGCGGATGTATTCGTACAGCCACTCGTATTTCTCATTATACTTGTACTGAGGATGTTCCCACCAATCTATCTCAATTAAATTGAATTCGTTTCTTCCCGCTCTAGCTTCCTGATAAGTATTAAAATACCAATTACCCATACCATTAACGGTAGATAAAACAAATACTCTACCACCCGTAGAAATAATTGGATATACCGCAGCCCAAATGTCATCAATGTGTTCAATGAATGCAGCCTCGTCGATCATCAAGAAATAAGATGCAAGCGAACGACCTGAAGTCTTCTTCGCGGGTCTAGCTTTAATTTTATTACCGTTTGATAACTCTAATGTGTGTTTGTTGTCTCCACCACGAATAATCTTGGGTTGCATCCAAGGTGGAAGCTCGTCATACATAATTTTAATTCTAGACAAGATTTCAATCGACTCGGTATCACCAATAGACAAGATAGTAATCGTCTTGTTCTTTTGGAATACTGCCATGTGCATAATATAAGCACACCCAATCGTCGTGCAACCAGCCTGTCTAAACTTGCGAAGGAAATTAAATCTGTTAGATTCTAACTCGTCAATGATTCGCTCTTGAAATGGAAACAGATCAAAGTTAATTAAACCAAGCAACTGGTGTTCAACCTTAATGTAATTACGAATAAAATACTTAACATCGTTCTTACACTTGAGGAATTCATCCTTAAGCTCTTCTTTGGTCATCTCTTTCCAGTTTTTACGCTTGGGTTCCGGCAACATATTTAAATTTAACTCCTTGTTACTATAATAGTAAGTATGAACCAAATAAGTTATTTTGCTCTAATACCTACTAAAAGTACTCAACTTAAAGAAGTAACTAAGGAGTTACTATCTTATTTAGCTAAGACAGGGGTAGATGTTATATTATTACCCAATAAAAAGTCTATATTCGAAGCATATAAGGAAGGTTTAAGTTTAATTGAGCAAAAAGGTGCTAAACCTAACGATGTAGTTATTTTATGTCACGACGACATCGAGATAATCAACAAGCCAGAACATTTCCGTGAACAACTAGCTAAAATAGCTATTAACTATAAAGTAGGCTTCGCTGGGCCAGCAGGAACCACTTTGCTAGGCCCAACCGCTGTATGGTGGGATCACACGATTTGGCAACAAGGACACCACAGTGGATTTGTTCTACATGGAACAAAACATAACCACCACACCACCTACTACGGGGAATACCGCAGAGTCGTAGCTCTAGACGGCTTGTTCCTAGCCGCTAGATACCAAATATTGGAATCAATCAAAATATCCAAACCAGACCAGTTCGAAGGTCTTTGGGACTTCTACGACATTTACTATACAATGCAAACTCACAAGAAAGGTTTGCATAACATGACCATGCCATTCTTTATCCGACACGAGTCTATGGGAGAATTGGCAGGACGCGACTCATGGCACAAGAACCGTGAAGCGTTTATCAAGATGTATAACTTACCGGAGAAAATTTAATGGATATACTACTAATGTTTATTTTGTTCTGTTACGGGATCGCAGCCACTATTTCGGTTGGAAAAATATTCCAACCACTAAGAGAATGGGTAAAGGCCCGATCAGAATGGGGTTACAAGTTTATTAAGTGCCCCATGTGCCTGTCCTTCTGGGTCGGAGCTATTACTTCCATAGCACTATGGAATTGGCCTCACTTAACAGGATTACCTCATGGCATGGCAATAGGATCAGATATAGGTTTTGATTTATTCAAACACCTAGTTCGCCCGATATATTTTGGCTTTACCGCTGCCGCAGGATCTCTAATCCTACACTCCATAGTCTGGAAACTCGCTCTTAAAGACGAAGAATTCTGATTAAATAAAAACGGCCCTAGTTAACTTAATGCTAACTAGGGCCATCTACTGCACCCACGACTACAACGAGCTACAGGGCGAAGCATATATTGAACTGATGTCCAAATAGGCATAGGATTTTTCCCCCTTCCCTACTATTATATACAGGATCAACACCCAAGAAAGATAAAAATTATGTACACACCCAAGCCAATTAATATTAGTGTCTGGACTAACAGAATAACCTACCCCACCAGCTACACAGAATATAACATTTATAT